GTGTCGAAGAACTGTCGAAATCCGCCAGCGGGTTGAGTCGAATAGCGTCCCGCAGGTACTCCGGCGACAAATGCGCATAGCGCATGGTCATGTTCAGCGACGAATGCCCAAGAATCTCTTTCAGCGCCAGGATGTTTCCACCGTTCATCATGAAGTGGGAAGCGAACGTATGGCGTAACACATGGGTGCACTGCCCTCTTGGCAGTACGATACCGCAACGCTTCACCATCCGTGCAAACGCCTCCCGACAAGAGGGAAAGCGATTCCGACCGGCGAAATATTTCTCAAGTCGAGCCTGCAAGTCTGTCGAGATTGGTACGGATCGAACACGCTTTGATTTGGTATTGGAGAAGACCACCGATCCATCCCGGACCATGGGCAGAGTCAACCCTTGCGCTTCCGACCAGCGAGCCCCCGTCGCCAAGCAGACCTCTGAAATCAATGCCAAGTGGGGAAAGGTCGAATAGTCCCGGAGCGCTGACACCAACACCGCTACCTGATCCTTAGACAGGAACGATACAACCGACTGTTGAGGCTTCAACGGCTTGAGACGATCCAAAGGATTCGGATAGTCGATATCGCCGAGCCTACGAAGCTCGGTAAATACTGTTTTCAGATACGAATAGCGAACGTTGATAGACCTAGGTAAAGCGCCCTCCTCCAACTCACGCTTCCTGAACGCGACCAGATCAGCAGTGGTGAACCTCTGCCCCACCGGGTCGCCCAGGCGAGACGCGATCAGCAATAGCAGATTCTTACGACGCCTCCCGCTGGTAATCGAGTGCCCATGCAATTCATACCAACGCTCTATAAGTTCCGACAGCAGTCGCTTATCTTGCTGAACGGGGTTCCACTCCCGCTGTCGCGCATGCTTCGTCCGCACCATCGCCTCAAACCGCTGGGCTTCGCCCTTGGTCTTGAAACGCTTCCTAAAACGCTTGCCTTTGATCGGTTCAACATCGGCCAGCCAGCGGCCATCCTCAAGCTTGGTGATCGCCATCAGATCGCGTATCCCCGCCGTAGATACCGATCACACATCAGCTTGTGTATATGCCTTTCCAGATCGCGACGAGTCCAACCCTTGGCCAGGTAGTGGTCTTCGATGACGTGCCAGAACTCCAATTTGCGGGCGGACTCAATTGCCTTTTTTGCAGGGATACGCTCCCGCGCAATCAGGCTGATGAACTGGCCGAGGAACATCTCGCAGTTACGCCCACTAAAGCCCTTGGCGGTCTTGTAGTAGCGCCGATACTCGGTGCGCTCGATCAGCGGATCGCACTCGACTTGGACGCGGGCGTCCTGGCTAATCAGGCTCCAGAACGGATCGTAGACCGCCGTCCGGCTCAGCAACTTGAAGCTTTCGCAGGCGTAGTTCCACAGCCCTTGCAGGTGCGGGCAGAGGCCCTCGTAGGTGCGGCAGCCAATGACCTCCCCCGAGGCCATACGCGAGCCTTCGGAGAACTGCTGGACGATGGAGTGATGGAAGCGGAATTCGAGCCGCCAGACCGTTTCCAGGGGGTTATAGGCTGGGTCGCCATCGCCGAACGGATCGCCGTTCAGAGACGCCCACACGCTTTCCCAATAGTCGAGCTTGTCGGTGGCCCGAGCCTGGAGGGTCTTGTTATAGATCGACAGTTGCAGGCCGTTGGCCGAGCCGAACATGTACGTCTCGCCACGCCCGTAGACCGAGGCGTTGCCGTCGAACTCGATCCGCTCGATCCCGCTGATTTGCCGTACTCGACGCGATCGGCAATGCATGCGGTCCACCAGATCGCGAGGCGGTTTCCAGCCTTGCACGTCCAGGGCGATATGCACAGCGGCTTGGTTGGTTTCGCAGTGGCTCAGCACGGCAGCGGCCAAGTCATCCAGCACGCCCTGGAGGATGCGCGGATCGGCGCCATCGAGGGCGTGAGGCGATACCTCGATCTTGAGGTGCGAGCCGAGGGTATCGACCTTGATGTTGTGATTCTTGATCAGCAGGATCAGCCCCAATTCTGCGTTCTGCAGACGGTACTGATAGCCGGAGTCGCGACCGATACGGCCCTTGGACCATTCGTAGCCGGCGAACTCGACCACATCCACCGAGAGGTCAAACAGCGCCATGACTTCCGGGCGCAACTTGCCGTTGTACAACTGCCGCACCGTATCCACGCCGCAACGCAGAATGCGCACGCCTGACAGATCAGTGAACACCCCCGTCATGGAATCAACGAAGAGCCGTCCCTTGGGGGAATCCAGCAGTTGTCCGTCGGGTTGCAGCAGGAGGCGGTTTTGATGGGTCACTTTCTTCATGGTTTCACCTAACAATGTCCATTAATGTCCAAATCGCGGGGTGCTTATCTGACGTGTTACAGGGGCGTCAGCCGGCCCCGCCGTGGCGCTTGCTCACTCCGAGACGAGCCGTTCGCGCGCGCCCCGGCCAGGCCGGCTACAGCGGCCATACCGGCCCAGTCGGCGTCACCGCCACCGCGAAGAAAAAGCCCGCCAGATAGGCCAGGAACGCCAGCCCCAGGGCGGCGAAATAGCTTGTCCAGTTCATCGGCTCCCCCTCAGTTGATCGAGCGCGGCAAGCGGCTGGTGTCAGGAACCACCGTCACCCGTACGGCGGCGCCGTTCGCGGCGGCGGGCGGCACGTTCGGCGCGGCGGCCTGAGCCGGCGGCGCATTGCCCAAGGCACTACGCCCGGCGCAGGCGGCATAGCCGGACCAACCGCCCTTGAAGCTCAGTTCTGCGGCGCAGTTGCCCCGCGGCACCACGGCATAGCCGGTGTCGGTCAGGTCGCGATCGGTGAGAGTGAATTCGCTGCCGTCCTGGCCCCGGACGGCGAACAGATAGGTGCGGCGCCCGGAGGCGGACAGCAGGGTCGCCTTGACGATGAAGTCGCGGCCGGCGAAGGGATGCCCTACAGGAGCAGCGCCCGGAACGCCTGGGTGCCCAGGTACATCATCAGCAGCATCAGGACCAGCCGCACCAGTAGCACGCGCAGCACCCACAGCAGGACCGGCTTGAGCAGGCGCAGCAGTTCCAGCAGCAGGCGGCGATACAGGGTCGCCCATGAGCAGACGAGGTCCGCCGTCATAAACCACAGACCCAATAGCAAGGGCCGGAATTGCCATGAATAGAAGAATCTTAGGTTGTCTAAAAAGGCTCTTGCCGGCGATGGTGTCGGTGACGGAGCCGGTGGCTGTCGATTCATAGAGGGCGAAGGTCTCCTGGCGGATTTTCTTGATCTCGACGATCACGTCGCGGGCCGGCGGTTTGTTGTCCTGTGCCGAGTGCTGGCTTTCCTTGTAGCGGCCCCGAATGCCGATGACGGCGAGGTTGGAGTGCAGATAGGCCTTTTCCGCCGTCATGCGGATGTCGTCGCGGATATAGGCGATGTTCGGCGTGGTGAGGATGATGTCCCAGTTGAAATGCCGGTGCCGGGTCCAGGCATCCAGCCAGCCCATGGGCCGCCCGGCTGCCTTGGCCGCTTCCGGGCCGTCCGGAAAGTCGAAGCGCTTGAGGTCGGCTTCGCGCCAGGACTTCAGAAAGATCAGTTGGGTTTCGTCGAAGATGATGAACGCGCCACGCGGCGCCCACATGAACCAGGTGCGCATCTTTTCCATGTCATCCAGGTCCTCGAGGTCGAGGTTGATGACGTCGCAACTGGAGGGCGTCTCCGGCATCACTTGGAAGATCCGTTCGCGGGTCAGGCCGCGCACGTTGGTGATGATGACGCGGCCTTTCTTGATCGCGGGGATCAGGTCATCTTGGATTGCGCCGGAGGTCTTGTAGGAGCCGTTCGGGCCGTGATGAATCTTGATCGCCATGTCACTTACCTATGAAGGGGATGAAGGACATGGAGAAGCGCGTGCCGATGGCGGCGAAGATCATGTTCACCGCGTCCGGCAGGCCGAAGAACGCCAGCAGCGAGCGCAGGTCGCCGTCCAGGGACGAGTAATAGGACGTGATGGTCGAGCCGATACCGATGCCGCCGACGACTTCGCGGAACGCCTTGTAGCCGATTTCCGCGACGAACAATTGCATCTCGAACCAGCCCTTGATGGCCATCTTGGTCAGCAGGACAAAGGCGTCGGTGACGAAGTCATAGACGCCGCTGTAGAGGAAGTCCCAGAGGGATTGCATCCAGGCGAGAATGTCGGAGAGAAAGGGAATGTCCATGGCGTTTCCTCAGGAGCGATAGAAAACGATCCATCCGGCCAGGATCGCGGCGATGAACAGCACCACGTAGCGGATGACGGAGAGTTCTTGGGCGTACTGGGTGAGGCAGACGTCGTAGCGCTGGCCGAGGGCGGTAAAGTCCCAACACGGCAGGGAGCCGCCGCCGGTGCCCAGGTGAATATCGAACTTGGAAGCGAGGACGCTTTCGAACTTGCCTTGCAGTTCCTGGAAGTCCTTTTGCGCCTTGGCGATGGCGTCGTCGTATTCCTTGATGGTTTTGTCGAAGGAGCCTTGCTTCGGCTCTTTCAGGCCACCCCCGCCGGAGCCGTCGCCGCCATCGCCACCGGTCCCGCCGCTGGAGCCGGACCCGTCGCCATCGCCGCCGCTACTGCCGTCACCGCCGGGCGTGGTGCCGCAGTCACTGCCAACATGGCCCTGACAGGGGTTGTTACCGCCACCGCCCCCACCGCCGCCACCACTGGAGCCGTCATCGCCACCGCCGTTACCGGGCTTGGTGCCGCCATCGCTTCCACCGTCGCCGCCGGGCGGGTTGCTGCCACCGTCGCCCCCGGTGCCGCCGTCCCCACCCGGAGGCGGACCGTCACCCGGGCCCACGTCGCAGCCGAAAGCACAGGAGCCCTTGGAGGTGAACCAGTTACCGGTGAACGAGCCGATGACCCGGCAGAAGGTTCCACCCGCTTCGCCCTCAGCGGGGCCGATACAACCATCAATCGAACTGACGGCGATCTCACAACCGAGGTAATTGATGAAGCGGGAAATCGGTGCTTGGTGGCCGCCTTTTTCATAGAGCGAGCCAGCCAGAATCTTGCACTTATTCTCCCGGCATTCGCCGGTACTGAGATCAAGCTCAGTTCCCTCAGGACACCTATCACCTTTCAAGTAAACACTGGTGCTAAATAATGTTTGGCCCGTGGCCGCAGCGGTTACAACACAATAAAACGTTTTGCCCGGATCGTTCTTCGACGGCTCCATGGCAAACACCCGGCCAGGATCTTTAGAAATACTGGAAAAGTAAAGATCACAACCGGCAGAAGGAGATGGAACTTTCTTATTAAAATAATCCATGAACCAGTAATAATATTCGGCATGAGCCACCGAACCAAATAACAACGTAATAATCAACAATATGAACCGAGGCATAAAAAAGGGGCCTTTCGGCCCCTCCTCCTGTCACTGATACTGGCCGATTTTCAATCCCGTCAGCAGCGCGGACGCCATGAATGCGCCCAGCATCAGGGACCAGATCACGTCAGGCCTTGCGCATCGCGCCGATGACCAGGGCGAGGCCGACCAGCACCGCCACGGCGGCGATCACCAGCTTGGCCACGGACCCGCCATCAGTGCTGGCTTGCGCCAGAACCCCCTTGGTGGTTTCGTCGAGCAGCGATTCGGCGAAGGAGACGTTGGCCACGGCCAGGCCGACGGTGGCGATGGAAGCGTTGCGGAACAGGGCTTTCATTTTTTCCATGATTGGAACCTCATTAATTGCGCGCTTTGCGCATGGCGGAAATGATCAAGCCAGCCCCCAAACCAACGGCGAACAGCCCGATGGTCCCGGCGAAGCCGAGGCGGAAGGCCGACGGGTCGAAACCACCCATCAGCAGAGTCAAATAGCCCTCTGCCTCAGGCGGCAGCAGGTAGGTCTGTATCCACTCAAGGTGCGTACAGCCGACCGTGCCGTCCGCGTTCTGGACCCAGGTCTTGCACACTTGAACCGATACAGAGCCTTCCATTCGTGCAGTCCTCAAACAGCCAGAGAGGCCGCCAGGCCGTCGATCCAGCCCCAGGCGTAGCCGGTGGCCAGACCTACCGCGAACAGCGAGAGATAGCGGAGCATCGCGGCCTCCTACGGCTTACGCCTTGGCGTCCGGGGACTTGTCTTGTTTGTCCTGGCCCTGCGGCTGCTGGGCCGGGCGCGGGGCTTGGGCTTGTGCTTGTGCTTGCGGACGAGCCGGGGCTTGGGCGGTCGGCGCCATCGGCTTGCCGCCCACGGCCAGCAGATCCACAAGAACCTGGGTATTGGTGATCCGACCGAAACGGTCTTGGGTCGGGCGGACCACGCTGGCGAACTTGCAGAGCACCGGCTGGCCTTCGAAGACGATGGCGTCCAGCAGGGTCGGCTCGATGTTGTATTCGCTGATCTCGAAGCCCTTGGCGTTGCCACGGGCACCTTCCGGGATCGGGGCGATGGACTGGACCGAGGCGTAGATTTCCCCGGTCTTGGTCGAGGTATAGGTGTCGGTCTTGGTGACCCACAGTTCGACGACGCCGCCTTGGGTTGCAAACATGTTCATCGGTGTTTCTCCTTCAATTCGCCTTTTTCGGCGTGAGTTGTCCCGCTGCTGCAAATTCGGCTGTTTCGCCTTCATTCAGCGGTGTTGGGTGAAAGTGATTTGTCGGGCGATCCCTTCGGGCCGGGCTCTATTCGCTAGCGAACCAAGCCAACCACGGGCGTTCGTCTCAGCCCATTCGAGTAACGGTCCCTATCGCAACGTCGTCGCCAACGGCCAAGGGGAACGCTTCCCCTTGGAACCCGCAGAGCAACACCAAGGGCTCTGCCCTTGTCATCCCGCTCTTGCCGCCGAGGGCTCGGGAGCGCGGGGCGGAGAAGCTGCCCCACACTCCCCAGCGGAGGCTGTTTCAGGGGGGAGGCGTTCAAGGGTGCGCTCCGCCCGTGCTTCCGTTCGCCGGAACGGTGAAGCTGTTCCGACGAGCCGGGAGCGCGGCCCTTGACCGGATCGGCCACGGTGCGGGCGGCCTGGATCAGGCAGAGCAGGAGCAGCGCTTTCAGGGTCTTAGCGAGCATGGGTCAGCCCTCCAGTTGGAATGCTTCGCGCACGGGCACGAAGGGCGTGGGTTTCCCGCTGTCGTACACAACGTGCCAGTACTTCGGCGGACGCCGGGACGGGTCGTGTTTCGCGCAGAAGGAACGGGGACGGCAGAGCCAGCGGCCACCTTCCAGATAGGGCAGCCCAGGGGGCCGGCAGTCCGGACACGGCGACGGGCTGTGCAATGGGATGGCCTGCCTTGCGGACCAGCACACAGAGCAGGCGCAGTCCGGGGCGTGGGTTTGGCGCAAGTAATTCGGAGACGACATGGTCAGCTTCCTCCTTATCTTGGCGAGCACGGCCCCAGGCGAGAGCTTCAACCCGCAGGTCGGTCAGATAGGATTCTTCCGGCTGGGAGAGGTAGCCGGCGTCCATGAGGCCATCGATCAGCATCAGGGCGCGGTCGAAGGGTTCGCTAGGGTGCTGTGCCGTTTGCAGCAGATAGCCTTCCAAGAAGCTCAGCAGCGCATGGATAGGGTTGCCTGACAGCATCAGAACTCCTCCTTTTCCATCAGCTGACGGGTGAAGAGCGCAACATTGACCATCACGTGCTTGCCGATCTTGTGCGCGGGGAGATAGCCCTTGCGAATCCATCCACGGACGGTTTCGTGGTCTTCCCCCATGCCAATCCAGTTCGCGAAGTCCCGCCACGGCAACACCGGGGGTGCCGCGCGGAGGTCTTGAGCCTTGATTTCTTCCACTTCCATGGCCTTTGCTGCACTATGTTGGACATTGTTGGATAGTGGCTTGAGTCATTCTGACTTAAGCTGGTCTGAATCTTATTTGGCTTGAGTCGATTTGACTAGAGCTTATATAGATGAATTAGTTATGATAAAGCAGCGCGTTATAGCCATCCTTGCGTGGTCGGACATTCGGCTGCCCAAGCTCGAAGAACTGACAGGGATCAGCCGCTACACATGGAGCAACCTTAAGAACCCGTCCAAGAGTCGGGAGATTAAGGAGGAAGAGATACTTGCCATAGCTAAGGTATTTCCGCAGTTCCGATGGTGGCTTTTAACAGGAGATGTAATGCCGGAAATTGGCCAGACTAGCCCCGACTATGAAGATGCTAATCGAAACTTGACCAATCAAAGCGTGGGATAGCAATTACACAGAAAGTAGCTAGACGTTGGCACGCTAGAGTCAAATGACGAACACGAGGTTTACAAGTGATTAAAGACTTTGAGATAGAAAAATTTAGACACTTTGACAAGTTGACTCTAGAGAACTTAAGTAGAGTAAATCTTTTTGTGGGGAAAAATAGCGCTGGTAAAAGTGCGTTACTTGAAGCACTTCTGCTATTCTTTTCTCAAATGTCACAAAAGTATATTTACTTAATCCACCAGGCTAGAGAGGAGTGGGACGGGCGCTCAATTTCTCTAGAGCAAAACCCCATGCGCCACCTGTTTTATGGGCACAAACTACCAAAATTTGGCGAAGACGGCCTCAGTCTCTCATCAAAAAAAGATAAACGCTCTTTTAAGCTAAAAATAGCTCCATATATAAAGGAGCGCGACCCAGAACGGATGATAATTACATATGTTCCTCTCTCAAAAGAAGATGTGAGAGCGATGGATGAAAGCTTGTATGAGAATTTCGTTATCCTCGAAAAAGGTAGTGAGATAATTAGACTTATAAGCTCCGACTCTGACATGAGAGAGATGGAGAGAAGAATGAGGATTTCAAAAAACAAGTTCCCCCAAGAGAACTGCTTATTTGTGCCTACATATGGGTTGGATGAAGAGGAGATAGCGAGCTTATGGGACAGTATAAGTCTAACCGAGCTTGAGGATGCTGTGATTAGGGGATTGAGACTTATTGAGCCGAAAGTAGAAGCAATTGCTTTTGTTGGAGGGGATCGGCGCTCAAGAGTTCCTCTAGTAAAGCTAAAAGGCCAGATTGAGCCTATGCCATTAAGAAGTCTTGGCGACGGCATGAGAAAAATATTTCAAATCGTACTGAGCCTTGCCAACTCAAGAGACGGGGTCTTACTAGTAGATGAGTTTGAAAATGGACTTCACTGGAGTGTTCAAGAGGAAGCCTGGAAGTTAGTATTTGAACTTTCCAGAGCGTTAAATGTACAGGTTTTCGCTACTACTCACAGCAGAGACTGTATCAATGGGTTTGAGAGCGCATGGTCAACAGATACAGACTCAGGTAGCTTCCGAAGGATCGCTAAAGATGGCGAAAAAGTTCATTGCAAAGAGTATAAGCTTGAGCTTTTGAAAGATTCTCTCGAGACGGACGTCGAGGTAAGATAATTCATGGCATTTAAGCATGAGGGGCCGAAGGTCCTATTGACTGAAGGGGTAAATGACTGCCACTTGATTTCGGCTCTTTGTAATCATTATAAAATTCCTGATAGGTTTGGACTTTATGAGTGCGGGTCTGACAATCAAGCAATAAGACGACTATCCGCTTTAATTGCCAGCTCTGAGAAAAAAGAAATTATCGGGATTGTTATTGATGCGGATGCCCCTAGTCTGGCAGGACGTTGGAGTGCAATAAAGACACGATTAGAGCAAGAGGGTTATACAGTTCCTGATGAGCCTCATGAGGGCGGAACAATATTGGCCTCTGAAGGTAAGCCCAGAATTGGCGTTTGGCTAATGCCGGATAATCAAGTGAATGGAATGCTGGAGGATTTTTGCGAAAGGTTGGCTCCTCCTGATGCTATAAGATACGCCTCGGAGTGTGCCTCTGAGGCGAGGGCTAGAGGGGTGGCCACCTACAAAGAGTTACATAATGCAAAAGCACGAATTCATACTTATCTTGCGTGGCAGGATGAACCAGGAATGCCACTTGGAAGAGCAGTATCAGCAAAAGTCCTAGACCCTGGACAACCTATAGCAAGGCTGTTTAAAGAATTTTTGGTTAATCTTTTTATAAAGGAATAAGCCGCAAGGACTTTATATATCCATAAGTATAGGACTAGTGTTTATCTATAAAGATTTGTGACTAACCCTCTGTTGTCGAAAAACTTTCGAAATCACTGGTCAGAAATGGCCAGTGAAGACCACCTGCCCCTGTTGTAATTCATTGTTTTTTTGACGTTTTCTAGTGCAGACCATCTATGACTACTCTAAAAATAGAGTTCAATACCCACCCCCACACTATCCCTGACAGAGTTAAGATGCGAGTTGGGGCGGATGCACAGCTTACGTTGGCTTGACCTCATAATCCT